CCCCCCTCGCGATGCGTACGAGTCTGCCTGAACCATTGTCACTCGGGGTAACGGGGGTGGTTGGTGTGGCTGGACGCGGACCGGCGCCCAAGGATCCTTCGAAACGCAGGCGGCGCAACGTGGACCCGATCCCCACGACGACCGTGGTCGACGACGGGATCTTGCGCGGGCCGGCTCTGCCCGCCGACGCGCTTGACGGCGAAAGATGGCATCCGCGGACGCTGGCCTGGTGGGACACGTGGCGTCGCTGTGCGCAGGCTGTCACGTTCACCGCGACCGACTGGGACTTCCTCCTGGACACCGCGTTGATGCATCACACGATGTGGGCGAAGGGACGCTGGGAGTTCGCGGCCGAGTTGAGACTGCGCGCGGCGAAGTTCGGCGCGACACCGGAGGATCGGGCGCGTCTGCGCCTGCAGATCACCGGCGCTCAGCCTGCCGCGCCGGTGGCGGATGAGGCCAAGCCGAGCCACTACGCGCACTTGAAGATCGTTCAAGGTGGAGCCGGTGCCTGATGCCGTGGCGTGGGCCGCAGTATGAGGGCGAGCTTCCGTCGCTGGGCTGGTCGTTGCTGGAGTTCTGGGCGGAGTTCCTGCCCTCACCCCGTGGCCATGACGCGCCGCTGATCTTCACCGACGAGCAGGCGCTGATCCTGGTCGAGTGGTACGCCTTCGACCCGGTCACCCTCAAGTTCATCTACCGTCGCGGCTGTTCACGGCGTTCGAAGGGCTGGGGTAAGAGCCCGGTCGAGGCGGCGAAGGGCATCGCGGCGTTGTCCGGCGATGTGCGCCCTGACGGCTTCGACGCCTCCGGTGAGCCGGTGGGCCGGCCGTGGGGAACCAAGGGTGACCCGAATCCGTGGGTGCAGATCGCCGCCGTGTCCGAGGATCAGACCGACAACACCTATTCGGTGATCTACGAGCTGCTCACGGCCAACGACGCCAGGGCGGCCGACAGTCTGCGTATCGACGTGGGGCTGACCCGGTGCTTCCTGATGGACCGGCCGGGCAAGCTCGAGCCGGTGACGGCGGCGGCGGGGTCCCGCGAGGGGCAGCCGATCACCGACGCGACGCTGGACGAGACGCACCTGTGGACCCCGAGCAACGGCGGGGTGAAGCTGGCGCGCACGCTTCGCCGCAACGTGGCGAAGATGGGCGGCCGTTCGTATGAGACGACGAACAGCTTCGTGCCCGGCGAGGGGTCAGTGGCCGAGGGCACCCACAAGGCTGTGCTGGCTGGGCAGGCGGGGATCTACTACGACGCGGTGGAGGCGCCGGAGGTCCGCCCGTCTGACGCAGACGAGGTGTTGCGTGAGGCGCTGAGCGTGGCCTACGGCGGCGCCTACTGGGTCGACTTGGACCGGCTGGTCGCCGAGATCCGTGACCCGGAGACGCCATGGGAGGACGCGGAGCGCTTCTTCTTCAACCACAACCGCGACGACCGTCAGCGCGCGGTCAGCCAGCGGCGATGGGCAGATCTCGCCCATCCGGAGATCGTGGTGCCGGCCGGCGCGCGGATCGGCTTGGGTTTCGACGGGTCGCTGTCGGACGACACGACGGCGTTGATCGGGTGCTGGATCACCGGTGATGGCATACCGCACACGTTCGAGCTCGAGGTCTGGACGCGGCCGTGGGATGCGTCGAAGGCGTGGCGGATGCCGCGCACGGAAATTAGGGCGCGGGTTGCTGAGGCGTTCTCCTACTACGACGTCGGCCTGATGTTGTGTGACCCGGCGAAGTGGCAGACCGAGATCGAGTTGTGGGCGGAGGAGTTCGGCGAGGAGCGGGTCGTCTTCTTCGACACCAATCAGCCCACCCGCATGTGGCGGGCGTGTGACCGGTTCTCCACCGCGCTTGCCGAGGGCGCCTACTCGCACGACGGGTCGAGCACTTTGGCCGCGCACGTGCTGGCGATGCACCGGCGCAAGGTGCGGGTACGCGACGAGGACGACGACGGGCGCACCAAATTCGTGTTCGTCAAGGGCCCAGACCGGGCGAAGATCGACGCCGGGATCGGCGCAGTGCTGGCGCTCATGGCCGCGCAGACGATGCCGGTCCAAACCAATCAGCCGTTCCTCGCCGCATGGCGCTAGGAGATTTGATGGCCCTGCCCAGCCTGCCCAGCGTGCCCGCGGACCGGATCGACAGCGGCACACACAAGACCGACTACAAGCGGGTCACCAAACTCGTCACCGCGGGCGTGCTCTACATCGTGGGCTGGCTGCCCGGCCGGGCCCTGCTCGGCGTCAAGATCGTGGCGGCGTGGGCGGCGCACACCTGGCCCGGCTCGGCGATCCGGGTGGGATTCTCCGACGGCCACAAACCCCGGCACGGCCGCTGACTACCGGATCGGGGTGAGGTGTGGGCCTGCTCGACCGGATCAGCGCCGCCCGCGGCACCGTCGCGACCATTGAGTCACGCAACGGCATCGACCAGTGGCTGAGCAACTATCTGATTCCCGCGTTCTCCTACAACGGCATGTTCTATTCGGCCGGCACGTCGGGGCTGGTGCAGACGCTGGCCGGGAACAAGGCGTCGGAGATTTCGGCGACGTTGCCCAGCTATACGGCGGCGGTGCGCCAAACCCCTCCGGCGTTCGCGGCGCAGATGGTGCGGGCGCTGGTGCTTTCGCAGGCGCGTTTCCGTTTCCGGAACAGGTCGACGTCCAAGACGCCTAAGCGCATGTTCGGCACGAGCGCGTTGTCGATTTTGGAGCAGCCGTGGCCGAATGGGACGACGGGCGAGTTGGTGTCGCGGATGGAGTGGCACGCAGGGCTGGCCGGTAACGCCTATGTGGCCTATCAGGCGGCCAGGCGTGGCCGTCCGGAGCGGTTGCGGGTGTTGCGCCCGGACTGGTGTGCGCTGGTCTACGGCTCGGATCAGGAGCCGGAGGATGCGGCGTTCGCGTTGGACGGCGAGCTGATCGGGTTGGTGTATCAGAACGGCGGGCTGCATCAGAGCGGCAACAAGCCGCAGACGATGCTGGTGGGTTCGTTTGCGCATTGGGCGCCGATGCCTGATCCGCTGAATGCGGGGATCGGTATGTCGTGGCTGACTCCGGCGATCCGTGAGCTTCAGGCCGACCAGTTGGCGGCGCAGCACAAAATCAACTACTTCTCCAATGGGGCGACGCCGAACCTGGTGGTCAAGGGTTTGGCCGGGCAGAACGGGCAGCCGCTGACCGCGACGCAGTTCAACGAGCTGGTCGACATGATGGAGAGCAAGCACGCCGGGGTGGCCAACGCGTACCGCACGTTGTATCTGACGGCGGGCGCGGATGCGACGGTGATCGGCAACAGTCTGTCGCAGATCGATTTCAAGGCGACGATCGGCGCGGGTGAGACGCGTATCGCCGTGTTGTCGCGGGTTCCGGCGGCGCTGCTGGGCATCTCGGAGGGTCTGGCGGGTTCGTCGCTGAACGCCGGTAACTTCAGCGCGGCGCGGCGCATGTTCGCCGATACGTGGGTGTATCCGAATCTGCAGGATTTGGCGGCGTCGCTGGCGGCGATCGTCAAGGTTCCCAGTGATGCCGAGTTGTGGTTCGACGTCGCGGACATGCCGATTTTGCGTGAGGACGCGAAGGACGCGGCGGATATCACGCTGGTGCAGATGCAGGCGATCGAGGCCGGGGTGCGTGCGGGCTATGACCCGGCGAATCTGCCTGAGGCTGTGGTGAACAACGATCTGACGAGGATGACGCACACGGGGCTGACGTCGGTGCAGTTGCAGCCGCCGGGGACAGCCGCACCCGACAGCGCCGCGACACCCACTCCGGGCGCCGCCGCGCCCGCTGCACTGGCGGCGAGCGAGGACTTCCGGGTGTAGCCGTGCCGACGGTACGTGACATCGTGGCGGCCGAACTCGGGGCCATCCTGCGTGGTCACCCACATCCTGGCCAGAAGTACAAACACGGCTGGATACCAGTCGGAGGCGTACCAGCCAAGACGTTCCAGGACCGCCTCGACTCGGCATTGAGCGGGGACAAGGCACACAGCGCCGCCGCGCTTAAGGACCCGCCCACAGATGTGGAGGTCGCTGCGATTGACAGCTACGGCGGCGAGGCTTCATACACCATCAACCGCGTCCTGCGATCAAACGGCGGTGATCCGGGCCATTTGGAGCGGCAACGGCATCGGGACGCGGTTGCCGGAATGGACTCGGTCATGTCGTCGGCCCACCTTTCCG